GCCGTGCGCCATAGCCAACGATTGCAGGCCATTTACCTCACCCGGTGTCATGTGAACGAGTACTTTATCCTCGCCTCTGCCAGCAGATTGCAGATGGTTTGCTAGGGTATGCAGGCTCATAACGCACCTTTAGAAAATTTTGTCAATAGTATCATGTGGGTAACGCCGAAACAAAGGTTAGCGTAGTCACCACTGATTGAGTAGATGGCTTCGTCGGGCTGCCAGACGCAGCATAAAAAGGTATGGTTACATTAGATTGTGTAGGTGACCAATAAATAGCCACATTATCTCCAGCATTCATAGACAAAAAGTAATTCCAGCCTTTAATGTCATGAGATGGATTGCTTACAGCTTTACGAGCAGGCATACCAACTTTGCCAGCAGAACCGGGAATATCAACACCGTTTTGTTTTAACCAGATAAACACATCTTCCGGCGCATTATCAGCATTTTCTAACTGCGCACTAAACTGCAAGTTGTATATGCCAGCATACTCAACAGTAATGTTTGACGAGTTCAACGTGACGTTGCTAGAAAAATCCGTCGTGTTCATCGTCATCAAAGTTGCGGTGTTAGCTGTTGTTGTTTGCGTAAGGTTGCTGGAGAATGCTCCGTAAGGAACCCGCAAGTTAGCTGTAGTAACAGAATTATTAGACGATAACTGGCCTATAAAGTTATCTATCTGGGAAAAGTACAGACGTAAGACGTTATTAAGTTGATCCAGATACTGGCGGCTGTAATCTACTGGCGCGATAGGAAGCGCAGGAGCTTTCGTCCTAGCAAGATCCAAAACCTCTGTAGTAACAATCTGTGTAGTCATCTACGTCCATCCGGCCTGATGTCTATACGTGGCGCACCTAATTGCCACTGACATCCCAACTGATCTGAGCTGATCTTAAAAGCCATTTGGCGACCGCGCAGTCTTGTATACACAATCTGAGTAAACTCCTGAACGTTGTAGTTTTTCACCGTGTTGTAGGACTGTGCTGACTGTACTGTTGGCGTATCTGCCGTGCCGTAAGGAGCGCCAGGATTCTGCCGTGGACGCAGGCTAAATGTCACCTGCGGCTTATCAGGAGAAGACGTAGTTGATCCGTCAAACGTAATGTCAGGAATCATTCTCCACACAAATCCAAAGTTGTGACCGTCACCAATATCAAAATCAGATGACTGGATAAATGAAGTGATAGGCAAGATTGTGCCGTTTACCTCTACGTTATTAGTACCGCTCTCGTGGTACACAATCGTCTGACTGTACGTAGCGCCCATCGGAAACTCGCGCAGCGGGCTGTCAGACCAAGCAGACCGCCCAAGTGTGCCGTAATACCATACCTGATCCAGATAGTTGTAGATCACATAGCGGTCTATAGTCGTAGAGTTAGACGAACAATAGAACCACCATACTTCGCTGTAGCCCTCATTTGTGCCAGCAAAGAACTGATAGCTCTGCTGTAAATTGATATCGCCAAACACATACTGACGCAGCGAGCATGGCAACGTTTCCACCCGGCCCGTGTAAACATAGAACTTATCTACGCCCATCCAATAGGTCAGATTGTTAGCCGTTGCCACAGCGTTCGGGCCGGCAATAGATATATTGTCAGACAGAATGTTGAATCCCCACACATACGGTGGGCCAAGATACTGCATAGAGAACAGTGCAGCATCCGTAAATACCAGTATTTCCTGCCTAGTCTGTTGGGCAGTGATGATCTGAGAGCCGCTAGATAAACGATAGCTACCAGCCTGATTGGTGATTGCCGGTGCCCATGTTTGATAATCTTCCTGCGCAGACCAACGGATTAGCAAAGGATCTTGTACAGTTTCGTTGTAATCGTTTACACCAAAAGCAATTACAAATCGCGAGGCGTCTGACACCATAATATAGTTGGCTACAGATGGGCAGCTTGTATCTGTTTGATACGCGCCAGAACTTGTAGGAGAAAGTAACTTAGCTCTTACGGCAAATTGCAAATTACCTGACCCGCTGTAGTCTGGTATCCAAAGATATAAAGCACCACCGCGCGGATTTATAAGTAAATTCTCACCATAATTAGCTTCTGACCATAAGCGGGGTTGTTCTGCAATACCATAAGCAGCAGATTGACCCCAGCCTGTAAACGTTGCCGCATTGTAGACAGCCGTATTTGCAGGAAATGCCGTAGGAATAGTGCCGCTAACTCCGCGCGTTGCGCCAGTAAATGTTGTGGCAGTGTTGCCTGAGTATGTAACTAACTCTGCATTGTCAATCATCAGAGTGCCAGTAGCATTAGCAAACCCTGTGGTAGATGTGACAGCGATTGTCGTATTACTAGTACTTAGTGGCAGACTTAATTTAGTCTGAGCCGTGCCGTAAATAAAACCACCCCACAGACCTGCGCCCCAACCAGTTAAATAACCAAAGGTAGCCAAGCCGGTATTAAGCTGATAGGAAGCTGTAACCGTGCCGCCGCCAGTCGTACTAGCATTTGCTGTAGTGGCAGCAGTAATTTTGTAGGAGTTGGTATCTACAGAAAAAATAACATATTCGTTATTAAGGTTTAGACCGGCAACTGTTGACCCACCCGCAAACGTTACATAATCACCGTTAATACCACCGTGGCCGGCATCAGTAACCGTTACCACAGCAGATCCACTAACAGTAGTAAATGGATTAGTAAGTGTAGTTACCTTACGTATAGGCGTGATGTCGTTATATACACCACCGTTCTCTACGTAGTATTTAAGATTGGTGCCGACGCCAAGCAAGTTATATCCGCGCAGTGTTACCCAGTTCCATAATGAACGGGCTACACCCTCATACGTATTACTTGATAGCGGAGTCCATCCGCCTAGCTTTTGTGGATAGCCTGAACGAAATCGTATCTTGTCACACTCAAACCAACCGCCTTCATTAGCAAGCGTGGTTCCTTCACGATTCACACCTGGGCGGAGTTGCAGTTTTTGTAATGGCATTTTTATCCAATCTTTGCACCTGATTGAAGCTGTGCAAGTGTCAGGCCACCTGTATATTGAAAGTGCGGGTACTCTTTAAACCGTTTCCAGTCGCCTGCCCACTCAAGTCCAGCGGCTTTACCTAGCTTACCCACCTGTTGCCAGACTTCATCTTTGACATCCCAGCGGGGTTTACCTGCCACTATAGGCACGACATCCACAGCGCATTTATAGTTATGCCAAGACTGCCCAGCTTTTGCATTAGTTACAATCTTCCCCGGCGTTGTGCGCCCCTGCGCGTATAGCGCGTTCTGACTAGCATTATCGCGGTAAGTACTAGTAACCAGCAAGTCTATACCTTGCTTTTTTGCAGCCTCCAGAAAAGCTTGAACCCGCGCTTTGGCGGGTGGAATAAGATCATCCAGACTGCGGCTGTTTATCATCCCTTAGTAACTACACCAACCAAACCAGCAATACCTAAACCAGCCGATACAATTGCTGTCTGAAGTTCAGGAGCAATAGGCACGCCGATAGCTGTTAGAAACAGAATAAAACCACGCCATGTTGATGGCTCTTTTACACGGTCAAGTATGTAGTCTTTCATGCTGCCTCCGCTTTTTTCCACGATGTTGTGGCCTCGTCCCACGAATACATACCGCCATCAGTAGGCATGGCTGTGGGGGCTTGCCATTGAGCATTAGCGTCTAGTGTCCAGCTTGCATAAGGCTTAGGAGGTACAAACGCATCTATATCTGCATTGTAGGTATAACCAATGCCAGCATAATTCTTACGAATGTTGCCGTTGTAGCTGGTCTGCTTCCACGTACCACCGAATAGACGCTCACAAAACGCAGCACCGATATATTCTTTCTCTACGCCATTAGCGTCTGCCGTATCTTTGTTATCTATTACGATAACTTGAGTGACGATATTGTTTTCATCAATTTGTGCAAAGTGAGCCATTTATGCCTCCAATTTCAATCCGGTCAAACTTAATTCGTCGCCAACCACTCCAACAGGGAACGTATTAAACGACATACTTATGCGTGTCTCATCACCTTGAACCGTCGGAACATTGTGTTCTAACGACGATGGAAACAATATCAATCTGCCTTTGGTAGCCTCAAACCACCAGCTTTCAGAGTTATAGATATTCCAGTCCTCTGGTGGAAACTTAATTTGCTGCCAGCCTGAACGATAGAAATAAATCTTGTCATCAGGATTTGTATTCAAATAAAACACACCAGATACAAAGCTATTTGGATGCGCATGTTTATGATGCCATTGACCTTGTTCGCTGTAATTAAACCAACTTTGCGTAATTCTTAGTTGAACGTCATGCTTAGGGTTACTGGTAGCATTAAAGTATTCAGCAACACAATCTTCCACCCAACCACGCAACGATGTCATTACGGAATCACGCAAAACAAAGTTATTCTTGCTAGTGGTATTGCCTTCGTTAGCGCGTGTATCTTGCCCACGAACAAACAACATTTCCTCGTCCGTTAAATCACGGTCAAGATCAAACATACCAATAGGCACAGGAAAAAGGTTGTGCATATTCATGCAACCGCCTTCTCAAATTCTTCAGCATCAGCTTTCATTTTCTTTAAATCTTCATCAAGCCATATTGTAGGAATACTATCCTCAAACTCACGTATCTTATCCATTACCCATTGCACTTCTTCCCAGCTAGGACATGGTCTAGGATCATCCCAACGTGTAAATGTCGTATTGGATATTTCCCATTTAGCATTTGGACGAAGCAATGACATAGCTACATCGATACCGTACATTCTGTAGAGTTTAGTTTCCATGTGATTATTGGTTGATTTTAATAATTACGATGCCAGAGCCGCCGGTTCCGCCATTGGGATTTGGACTTGATGTACCACCACCGCCACCACCACCAGTATTAGCAGTTCCAGCCGTTCCATTAGAACCTGTTTGCCCACCTGCACCGCCACCACCGGAACCACCAGCACCTTGAGGAGTTGTACGAGAGCCACCACCACCGCCTCCAGCATACGTAACGCTAGAACCGCTAATACTACTAGCAGTTCCAGTACCACCAGCACCGCCATTAGGTGAGGATGAATTAGCTACAGTAGCACCTACAGCACCAGCACCACCTCCTCCACCGCTTGCATTACCAGAACCATTATATCCACCACCATTATTTCCTTGTGATGGAGTTGTTGAAGGAGTGTTTCCAGAACCAGCAGTACCAGCGTTATGTGCTGCTCCACCACCAGAACCGCCAGAACCACCACTACCACCGCCAGCAGTTGCCGTACCACCATAACCACCGCCAGCAGACGTAATAGAGCTAAATACAGAATTGCTGCCGTTTACTCCAAGACCAGAGCCAGCTCCACCAGACCCACCAGCCCCAACAGTAATCGTATATTCTGTGCCAGCCGTAACCGATAAAGATGTTCCGGTTCTAAAACCTCCAGCACCGCCGCCAGCACCTACGTCACCGCCACCCCCACCACCACCAGCCACGACTAAATAATCCACGCTAGTCACACCTGTAGGGCATACCCATGTAGTCGATGATTTAAATGTAAAGACTGTTTGTGATGCTACGGAATAAGAAAGAATGACTATGCCGGAGCCGCCAGCACCGCCTATTGCACCAGTCCCATCACTATCATTTCTAGAGCCACCACCACCGCCACCTGTATTTGCAGTTCCAGATGGAGCAGTAGCAGTTCCTGCAATTCCATTTGCGCCGCCGCCAGTACCACCAGTACCCGCTGTATCAGCACCACCACCAGCACCGCCAGCATAAGTAACAGACGAACCAGACAAAGTTGACGCAGTTCCATTGCCTCCATTGCCGCCTGTTGTACCTGATCCTGATGTTCCTGTAGCTCCAGCACCGCCACCGCCACCACCTGAACCAGAACCACCAGAGCCGCCATTGCTACCTTGTGCTGGCGAAGTTGATGGAGTATTTCCAGAACCAGCAGCACCTACGCTACTAGCACCAAATTGTGCAGCACCGCCACCGCCTGAGCCACCGTTTCCGCCAGCCGTTCCAGCAGTTGATTGTCCTAACCAACCTGCACCATATCCACCACCATTAGAAGTGACAGAATTAAATGTTGAATTACCTCCAACCGTTCCATTGTTTCCACTAGAACTACCAACAGCACCAGCACCACCTGCACCAACGGTAATTGTGTAATCAGTACCAGCAGTAACACTTAGTCCTGTGCCTGTACGGAATCCTCCAGCGCCACCGCCGCCACCACCACGTTGACCACCACCACCACCACCAGCTACCACAAGGTAATCAACTGTGGTAACACCAGTCGGACAAGTCCACGTACCAGACGCAAGGAAACGCTGAATGACGGTTACAGAGCCACCGCCAACAGCCAACGCTTGCATAATCTTTGAATAAGCAAACATCTATTAACCCCTATTAAGGTACATATCCTTGAGAATAGTTGCCATACCAATTTGAACCATCGGCCACAAACGTCAAAATATCCATGCGGTTTGCAACAGCAGTAATGGTAGGAGCTGTATTACCAACAAACTTAACGCCAGTAAATGTAGCCGTGTTAGTGCCAGCACCTGTCTTCAAGAACAAGATAAACGACTTACCAGCCGTGTTGCTAGGCATAGTAAATGTACATGTAGCCGACAAGTTTGCTGTAATTATGGTGCTGTTTGCGATGTTTAAAGTAAACGCACTACCTGTATTTACATAACCAGTAGTAATACCTTCTGTATATGCGTTGATTTGTGAGCTAACTAATGTTGAATTGCTGACAGTTATGCCGTTAGCAGATCCGCTAGTAATAGTTACGTTTGTGCTTGTTAGCCCATTAGCCGTGCCACCGTTAATGGTTACATTACTAAACGTAGAAGCATTTGATGTAACGCTGTTTATGTTCCCGCTAGTAATGCTTACATTTGTTAACGTCAGTGCGTTTGCTGTACCGCCAGTAATAGTGACATTACCTAACGACGAAACATACGTTATTACGTCATTGATGTTTATACCGTCATTAAACACAATCGTGCTTCTACCAGCAGGCAAAGTAAACGTCGTTCCTGTCGGAGAGGCGTTAGTACCGTTGGAAATAATGACAGAGTTGGATAAACCGTTTGTTACTAAATACTGCTTCTCAATCGCAGGCACAAACAATGTCTGAACACTGGTGATAGTACCTACCAAGTTCAATCGTAAGTTACGCGCAGTTTGAGCCGCATTCGTATCTGTCAGTGCTATCGCCACGTTCGAGCTAGCAAAGGTTACGTTGGCAGAACCAGTGATAGCTTCTTCAATGGCTGTACCAAGGTTAGTGTTTGTCGTGTTACCCCACGTACCGGCCTGATCGCCTGTGCCGATAAGTTCAATCTTTAGGCTGCTATATGTGCTTGCCATGATTCGTCCTTACTAATAAGTGTTTATGAGAACCCAATCTTCTGTAATGCCAGTATCAATTGGCTCCCACAGTGACCTTCTGTTTACAATGTCCTGCGCGGTAACCGACTCACTAATATTTTGAGCATACACGCCGTTAGGGAAAACTAGATCTGTTACGTTTCCTGTTTCACCTACAACTACAACAAAAATTCCTAGCGTACTTAATATGCTCTCTGCATTAACTGTTTCTTTAACCGATACAACAAAATTTGCATTTGCTCTTGCGGTGTCAGTAATTACTGCCGCTTCATTTACATAACTAATTATCGCCGTTGTTGTGTCTGCGCTTGAATCATCTACTGCTATAGCCGTTTCTGAAACAATGCTGATTATAGGTATTGCTGTGTTACCAGATACTACGTCGGCAATGTTAGCTGCTTCAGTAATTCCTACCGCAATATTTTCGCTAGGTCTTGCAACCGATTCAGACACAATAGCTGATTCAGATACAGTGCCTTCTTTTGCAGCTAAATATCCTACCGCGTCAGATGCACTTACTAAACCGCCGTTACCTAAACCCCATACATCAGAACCCCAAGCGCCTAACCCCCAACCTGCGTTAGAGATTATTGGGTAGTAAACCGAGCAGCCCCACGCCGCAGGCTCACCCCAGCTACCACTGCTATAGCCGCCATCGACTTGGGCCACACATTACCCCACAGAAACAAGCTGATCTTCCATAAACCAACGCTCATGCTCAACGCCGTCGGCAGTCCATGCCAACAGGTAATAAATAGTACCGTCGTCATCCATGCGCATCTTAACAATCGGGCCTTCCGGCAAAACTGTATTGACCTTAACTACGTCGCCTTTTTTAAATGCTGGCATCTTTATCTCCTATTAGGTCGCGTCAAGGTTGAACGAGTATGTAACAAGCAGAACGTCACCGCTTACCACTGTACGGTCACCAGGCGATTGGAAATCTGATTCAGAGAATAACAAGCCTGTGGTGCCTGTCGCTACATTCGTCAAGAACGCGCCAGCAATAGTGGCATTTGCATTCATAGTAAACGATGCTGTAGACGATGAGTTGTTGATGTTAGATGGGTCATTCAACGTAGCTGCGCCAAACGTAGCTGCCTTGCGGTTGCCAGAGTAGCTGGTGTTCTCATCCCAACCAGCGTGAGATGCCAACGTATCGCCACCAGAGAATGTTGTGCTAGATGATGAGCCATTTACCAGACCAACATACCAAGCAGCTGTATAAGCAGAACCACTAAAAAACTTAGTGTTCATGTCTTGCAAACCTGTGTTTACCACCAAGTTTGACGCAATATCAACCCACTTCTCGTTGCCGTCTTTGTCCATGCAGGTAACGGTAAACGCGCCACCAGCAGACATGCCCTCAACAAAACCAGTCTTACGTGCAGTAGTGCCTGCAACAATTTCACTGGATTTAGAATTTTCGATACCCATGATTACTCCTTACGTTATACGAATTAGCGCACTGGACTCTGTGTCAGGCGGCAAAGTTACTGTAAATGTGTTGTTGCCAGTTTGAATCTTGTCCGAACCAAAGTCCAATACTGCTATCGAGGCGTTCGATTTTGTTGCGTTATAAATCAATGCACCCCTAGTTGTAAACTGAGCAGGACTCCAAACCACATTGCTAAAGCTTACATACACTGTATTGCTACCGCTATTTATGGTCACGTTAGACAGTGTTTGACCGCCCGCAGTGTAGCCAGTACCACTAATTTCATTCGCCGATGTGTACGCGGTCGTATCCTGATCTAGCGTGGCATACGCGGTGTACAGCGACATCTTCAGCGTGTCAGAGGCTACGTTCTGCTTACCCTCCAACATGTCAACCTTGAAGCTTGTAGTCAGTCCCTGATAGATTGTCATGTGACTCTCACTCTAGTCTGACCACTACGATACGCATCCTGCCTTTCAAGGCCATCACCCAGACGTTTCAACTGACCTAATGCTTCGTTGTACTTTGCTTCTACATTAGCGATTAAATCCTGCTCACCCTTCATATAAAGGTAAGCCTCGCGCAAAGAGCCATACAACAGCACTGGATCATAATTGTCACCTAGCCAGCTCGTACCAGCAGTGACAATTGATTCTGGGTAATAGTAATAATGAAGTTCAGCATAGTATGAACTGTCTGGCGTTGGGCCAAGAATAAATGTCAGCTCATTTGATACTGTGTTGCTGCTTACCGCTGGGCCAAAGATTGCGTAGTACGATGGCAGTCCTGTATCTGCTGGCGTTGGATACGCTTCACGAATGTAATTCACATCTTTGTTTAAAAGATAGTGATATACCTCATTTGAAGTATTATAGTTCTCAATAACAGCCAACGAATACACCGACATAAAGTCCAGCGGGCAGGGCAAATACTTGTTACCAGTAGTCAATACGCCCGTTTTGTTAGAGCGTAATGACGGCAGCTGAACAGTGTTATAAACACGTTCTTCGGTCTGTTGTACAAACGTAGGAATATAAGACTCAAACTCGGTCTCGTAGTTCTCCGTGTACGACTGAATCGCAGCTTTTAACTGGGTGTAGTTCATTTAAGCCATCGGCCCCCGGCACATTGTGCCCTTGGTCGCAGCACCAGCGCCGCGCATCTTGATGCCGTCAGTCTTGGCCTCTTTGTAGTTACCCTTGCTAAGACCAGCAACAGAGATGTTCATGTCATCTATAACCTTCGCGCCAGCTGTATAAGGCAGATCACCTTTTACTTCTTTGCCGCTCATAGTGTGAGGCTGGGCATAAGTAGATGCTTGACCTACTTCCTTACCCTTAACCTTTTGCGAGAACTTAGCCATTAGCGACCTCTTCCGTTAGATTTCTGGTTCATAACACGAGCCATATTGCGACCGTATTTTTCCATGGATTCAGTAGTAACGCCACCTTTTGCCATCTTGTGCATACGCTTTTCGTGCGATTTCACTTCTTTGCTGGCGATCTGTTTAACTTGCTTTGTGTCCATCTTGTACTCCTAGTTTATGGTTACGTTTGAAACTGACGTACTAGCTACCAAATTGTTTGGTGTCAGTCCATCGTCTATACCTCTTGCTCCGCCTACTGGATTCCAGCCCCACTGAATTATCCGGCTACCACCGCCAGGATAACCATCTTCTGTAATCAATGGCCCAGATTGTATGTCTGTCTGTACGCCAGTAAAACCAGACTGCCAGTAAGACTTGTCAGGCCGTGGATCACGTACAGCTTGCGCATCGTTCACAGGATATAAGCCAAGGCTCAATTGTGGTTGGTCTGGCTCCCAGCAAGTACGGCACACCTTAATATTTACATTCTTTGTTTTAATCGTAAGCTTTTTAAGTTCTTTAAGTAAATAACGAAAGCCGCACCTATCGCACTCGGCGATGGCTTTTTTTCCGGCTGTATATTTACTAGGCATACATCACCTGTAAGTAATCATGCGAGGCACCAAACGATCTGGCGCTTTCTCGCGGTCTTCTCCTGCCGCCATTTCCCATGCCTCATCGTACTGAGACTTCAGCAACTGTATGCGCTCTAAGCCGCCTGGCAGTTTCATAGCCAGCCTGTAAGCCAAGCCGCAAATCAAGCACTCTTGGAAGCGGAATGGAATCTCTTCTACATTCACACCATTACCAGCATCAACCATGCGACGAAGGCGATAGTAAACAAAATAATAGAATGGAGCATCGACTGTCCCCTGATCTGGCGTAGGCCATACGACTATCTGCGGAACCTTTGTTGTAGCTCCTACTTCATCTGTAGTCTGACCTGAACGACGGTTAATCCACACCTGAATAGGACGGCCTTGCGTCAGCTTATTCGGTATTGTGGAGTACGTAGATACACTTATTCGGTTGATGTTGATGTCGATCTGGTTCGCCTGGGAGCCAGGGTAATTACGAATAACATGCTCGATAAGATCAACAGTATCGTTAGGAAGGTCATACGTGTTTACTCCCTGTATAAGTGGAATCGTACCGCTGTCTATAGTCCATAAGTTGATACCGCGATTAGCCCACTCTGTCAGCAGCAAGTTAAGACTGCGACGAGCCGTGCGGAAATCATAACCAGTACGCATCTCAAGACCGCACCTCTCGAATGCCTCTTCGCAGAGATCATTAAGAGTTGGGTTAAACGCTGTAGTGCTGGTTGTGTATGGCATGATTACTTCTTCAAGCCTTTAAGAGTTTCTGCTAAACGCGCTCTCTTACCGAGGGTGCCCGGAGCCTTTGCGGCCTTTGCTAGTTTCTTTGCCGGGATGGTCTTCCCAGCCTTTACACCAAGCGACTTGCGCAATGCGCCAGGTTTCTTTATTGCTTCTTGTATCCATTTGCCCCCCGTCTTGCCACCCTTTTTCATGCCCTCAATACCACGGCCCTTAAGGATATCTGCTTGCGTAACTTTGCCGTCGCCTGTCAAATCTGGAAACTTGCTTGCCATTTCAAATCATCCTTTCCGAGCAGCCCGCATATTGTCGATTAAATTTGGATAAGGTCTACCTGCTGCTTTAGCCGCTGCTTTAGCGGATGCTTTCTTTACAGCAGTTAACACAGACGGCTTACCCAATTTCTTCGGACGCGGTCTATCCCATATTGGTTTTACCTTCCCACCCTTTTTATACTGGGTGAAGTCAGTATCATCCCGACGGGCTTTCTTAGTGCCCGCTGGCATTTTAGATTTGGCTATGTCGCCCATGCCCCGAGATGGCCTCATATCAGCAGTACCCGCCTTTTTTCATCTTGGACATGCCGCCTTTTTTCATGCCGCCGCCCATGATGCCTACGGTCTTGCCAGAGTCACCAAGGTTTTTACCTTTGGTTTTGCCTTTGACAGCAACACCATCGCGGCTAGGAGCAGCAGTTTTAACAGCACCCATCTTGGATGCACCCATACCACCACCAGCCATTTTCTTAGTAGCGCCACCTTTTTTCATGCCGGTCATTTCGCCCATCTCATGTTTAACCATGGACTTAGGAGCGCCCTTCTTCTTCATGAACGCTATTTCTTTACCGACCATCTTCTTTGACTCAGCCATACCGCCTCCAGATTTTGTAAATTCTTTACCCACAGATTGCGGCACACCGGCCTTTTTAGCAAATGCAGGATTGTGGGCAACCGCCTGCATAAACCGTTCTTGCTTTTTGCTAACGCTAGGCACGAGTCTTACCCCGGATAGCACAACCATCAGCACGTTTAGAAGCACTGGAAACGCTTCCACCCTTTTTAAATGTCTGCATAGGCTGTTGCTGCGGATTAGGCGCTGCATTGGCCTGTGGCTGCATGTTAAATGTCTGATTCGTGCCACCATTCTGACCGCCAGCTTGCGGCTGGTTGCCATAGAAAGGATACGTAGGCTGCTGTGTCATGCCGCCATCTGCGTACTTAGTCTTAGCCATTAACAGATCCTTCCCTTTGTCTTGCCGCGTTGGGCTATACCGTCACCACGGGAGGATGCGCTGGATGTTTTGCCGCCAGACGCCATCTTGATGGAACCGCCAGCCTTACGACCTTTCATCTTGTCGTACATAGAAGAACGGAATGGTTTATTTTCCATCGTACCCATAATTGCCTCACCAATCTTGCGAAGCGGAGGAACTTTTTTGTCATCAGTTTTAAGCGGAAAAGATTGATCAGCACGATCTCTATCACGAGTAGGAAATGATTGAGATGCTGGTTTTGCAGGCGCTTTCTTTATTACCTTCTTCTTTACTTCAGGCATTTTTACTTCATTGTCTTTTCGCTCAAATTTTGATTCGCCTGACTTAAAGCCAGAGGCTATACCACGAGGGGACTCTGATTCTGTTTCTGTATCTTCTTTTAAAGATTCAGATATATATTCTTTAGGGCCAGAGAATGGCGAACTTGCTCCGGCTCGCTTACCCATAGTTGCGTAATCCATCGGGCCTTGCCCTAGTTCTTCAGCCATTACACTTGGACTTTTAGTAGAACGCTCTTCTACTTCTACAGAACTTGACTTGGGGGTTGAAGCAAAACGAGTTTTAACTGTTTCTCCAGAACCAGAACGAACTGGGTTTCCAAATCTATCAGTAAGAACGCCGCCTTCTTGATAACGTTTAACTTTGCGTTTCATGATTTATCCTTTTTGGGAAATAAGCTGATCAATACGCGCTTCCAACTTGTCAAAACGCTGATCAATGTGGTCAGTTATTCGCTCTACTTCAGCATTCGTAACATTATCCCGTGCTATTTCTTCACGAGTTTTGTTCAATAAAATAGTAATGCGCGCTAGTTCAGTAAATTTTTCGTGCGCAACATAAGCAAAAAGAGCTGTGAATAAACTCAATACAGTCATCCACAAGCCACTAATGTCTAGCATTTCCACTTCCTTAGTGATTTATTTATACGGCTGTTTGGGTCGCTTGCTGTCTTCGATGATGTAAGTTTCTTTTTCATCCCCTCCATGCGGGCACAGAATGACTTCTTCCGTGAACCACCTTCTGGTTGAGGGGCTTTCAAACCTGGCTTCCCCGGATTGGCTGCGTTGTAGGATGCCCGCCCTTTGGCGTTTAATCCGCCAGAGGGTGCTTTCCCTGCCTTGCGCTGCCATGCCGGAGTCTTAGCCATAAAATACAGTCACCGTTGCATTAAGCAAAGTTGCATATACGTTGCTTGTAAACACAACACCCTCACCGGGAATTAGCGCGTTAAAGGTTTCGCCGTTAGCAGTAGTCTGTATGGCAAATACATTCGTACCGCCATTAGATAATGTAACGTTGCCAGCGTTTCCGGTAGGGCCAATAATCAGGCCCTTTACCCTAGCGCGTCCTTCAAACACCACTCCTGATGCACCAAGGCTTGTAGCTTTAACGTCTGTTTGCATAGCCATAATGGCCTCCTATTAGACGTTTTGCTGGCCGAACAAATAATCAGTAACGTAGTAAGTAACAAACCCGCCAACTGTACCAACGCCAGAACTTGCGCTCTCAATTGTCAACACTGTGTTAACTGTTGCGTTAGCTACGGTACCAATACCGCCGCCTGCGCCAGTAGCACCAGGGGTGATTGTCTTAGCCGATGTAGCAGCCAAAGCAGCAACATAGTAAGAAGCATTGGAGATACCACCAGTAATGGTTGTATAGCCAACATTGATAGTGCCAGACGTAATAGGGCTGGTAATAACGACTGACGTTACTACAGCGTTTGCTGGAAGAATAACTTGCGCAGTCTGACCGGATGCAACAGTTGCGTTGCTAGATACAGCTACGTTTGAGTCATAGAAAGTAGCAGCCATGAGGCCTGAGCCACAATATGCTTGACGGGTCGTGTCGCCGCCGCCCGAGCGCCAAATACTTTGGGTGGTTGAAATAGGCATCTAATTTTTCCTCATGCGGTTAGGTGCGTCGATCTGCATGAAGTCAGCCGGGACTGTTCGACGAACCGAGAAATTCCCGGAATTAATAGTCTTATACTATGAGGAGAAAGGAAATGCAAGAGGAATTCTATGGTTCTAACTTATTTGATTTACGAAGGTTTTCTTCCTGCGTAATCACCCTCAAATTCCATGGAACGTGCAGGCCGCAGACAGCATCTGATATCAGTGGAACTATGTGATCCACCACATACCGCTCGCCAGTTAGCTTGGTCAGTTTCATCGCCTGCAAGTAGAGCTGCCGCATAGCCAGCTTATGTTCTTTGGTTAGCCAAGGTGGGCTGGCGCTTCTGTGCCTACGTTTTCTTACGCTGGTAAGTGCTTTGTAGTATTCAGGATTGTTTTCTTTATGTTTTTTTCTGTATTGAGAAACTTCATCTTTAGGCCGTGCATTTGCTCTAGCTTTAACAGCTTCTTTATTTTTCTCGTAATACCTGCGACCAGCTGCCTTGGATGCTTCTGACTTAGGCTTTTCACTACGTTTTTTATTGTCTATAACCCAGTCTTCCTTCATACACTCAAGGCAAGAACCCTTGGTTTTGCGTAAAGCTATATGCCCACGAATGCAAGGCTGTCCAGTGAAATAATACTTATTGCCGAGTTTCTGTGCTTCTTTGCGGTTATTTGGGTATTCGCTGTAATCCATAATCTCCTCCTTATACGATACGAGGAATCATAAATTAAAGCTGGAAATAAAACAAGGGGGCCGAAGCCCCCTTGAGATACCGCATAAATACTAGATTATGCGCCTTGGCTACCAAACATACCAAGCGGATCCGACCAACCAAAGCTATAACGCTCACGGCTCTTGTAGCGTACATTCCCTGTATCAAAATCTCCGTCCATGGAGTTCGACAGCGGTGTACGAATAAAGTGCTTCATGCCGTTTGGAACGTCGGTAGTCAAATACCAGCCGTTTGTGTCGGTCAAGAAGTGGTTAATCGTATAGCCTTCTGGGATCGAACCATTGTTCTTCAGGGCGTTGATATCGTTGTCGTTAGTGCCAACACGGAGGCTGGTTTCTAACAGACGAGTAGCAACGAACTGGAGAGCCGATGGAACAATCAGCTTACGTGGTTTAGCGGCGATCAACAGATCACGTTCGTCAGTCCAAGCGGCGATCTGAATAACTGCGTTTTCCAACGAAGTTTCATTCAAGTCAGCTTGAGTAGACGGTGTGTTGCTGTTAGTGCCACCGGAGACTAAAGGGTGTGCTGTCGAGAACAGAGCAACGCCATCGCCACCTGGGTAGGTGTTGGAGAAGCCATTGTTAATGACGGCAGCAGCTTTAACCTGCTTGGTGTACGACATCGCACGAGCCAGAGCCTTGGTGTAACGAGCCGACAGTGAGTCGTACAAGTTATCCTCGATGGCCTCTTCGGTCAGCGAGAAACCAAGTGCAATAGTTTCGTGGTTGTATCGTGCTGTCCAAGCTTCTTGACCGTTGTCATAACGAATGGCACTGCCCTCGTTTTTGACTGGCGCGGCTGAGAAACCAGACAGTTTTGTTTCTTCTTCGAAAGAACGCTCGGAGGTCTCTGTTTCGTAGATCTCTTTGTGTTCTTCGCCGTAACGAGCATACTCCAAACCGAACAAAGCGTTCAGGCCAGGCAGCAGCTCTTTCAGTAGTTGTGCGCGTGAAATAGCCATGTCTTACTCCTTAAACGCCAGTCGGGTTGAGGTACGCATGCCCGCCGGTAACAGTAGCGGTATTAGCGCCAGAAAGATTCACGGAAATTGTGACGTAAGGTGCATTGAACTTACAGATAAATTCGCAATAGCCGTTCGAGCCGTTGCCAGTATCTGGCACAACGTCAACGATGCGGATTGGGAATGATGCTGTAGTTGCAGTGTTGCCACCGAAAATCGCAACTGCTGAATCACCAGTGTTGTTCGAGCCAGCGTTCTGGCACAAAACAGCGTTCTCACCAATAACATTAGGGCCATAGAAAGCCACGGTTGTACCGGAAGAAACAGATGCCACTTTGAACAATACATCAGGATCATCAGCTACATAAGCCTGAATATCTGACGCAGAAGTACCAGCAGGATAGCTCTGGTAGAACAGCTTTTGCTTTGTACTTGGATTGGTGTAAGTACAACCCATAAAGATACCAACAGGCGTAGCTGTGCTAGTGCCGGTGTCTTTCTCGATCGTACCGTTAGATGCGCGCTTAACTACATCGCCAAAGAAGATATCAGTGCCATAGCCGCTGGCAATAGACATCAGGCGAGTAGAACCGGCGAACACCTGTCCACCGATCAAATTGACCGGTAGAAGCCCGTAGGGCTTGCTTACAGTTGGATATGCCATTGTTTACTCCAAAAAATTAACTAGCCACCACTCTTAGAAGTCGATGATTTCGACTCTTTAAACAGAGGCATACGAGGGTCGTTTTGTCGCATGAGATTGTTATCTACAGCCTTAATCTGATCATCAGATTGCTTGAGGTAGTGGTTGTTACGCTGATCCACAAACTCTAGCGGGGTCTTGCAAAGCAACAATCCGCCGACTTCGATGCCATCTTTAAAACGGCTACCTTCATCGACTAGCAGTTGAAATTGTGGTTGCTCTTCAATCTTCACTGGTTCCCAACCTTCTCTGAGTTTGGCAGAGTAGTTACGGGGATCTGAAGTTCCTTGAAGAGAAACTCGAATCCATCTATACGCATATCCTGGGAGCTTATCTGGTTCTGGCAGAAGCTCTGCGGGTTTCCACTGCTTAGGGCGTTCCGCTTGGACGCGTGTTTCTACAGTTCGGGGTGTTCTATTCTCAGCCATTTGAAGCCTCCAATTTCATCATTTCTCTGACGTACTGCTCCGGGGTTAATCCTAATTTCTTGGCAATTAAGACTTGCGACTGTTTCAGCCTCACCTTTTTGGAGGGTGTGCTGCGATCTGCCGAAGCAACGACAGGAGCGGCTTTGGCACGCTGCGTTTTTTGTGGCGCAGCTTCCTCTTCCTTTTCCCCAAATTGCTCTGGGAATCGACGACGCATTGTGTCATCGACCTTCTTCCAGTATTCGTCAGTAGATGGGTAACTCGTCCCATACTGAGCAACTAGCTTTTGATGTAGCCCCAGCGCCAGGCTAGTCATTTCCTCGTCCTTACCAAACCATTCATTGCGCTCTTGCCACGCAATCGCTCGTTGGTCAGGGCGAGGCACTGGATTTGTTGCGGGTTGTACATCAACTTCTTCCTCTTGTCTAGACGGAACATACTCGTTTGCTTTTTGCAACTTGTACTGTGCCGCCGACAGCTTTTCCTGCGCCTCCAGCAAACGGTCAGAGTCGCCCATATCGTAGGCTTCTTTGTAATCCCGCTTAGCGTTATCCAACTCCATCTCGGCAGCATTCTTATAGGTACTAACAAATGTCTGCTCGCCTACAGATAGCCTGCCTTTTAGAGCTTTGTTCTCTTCCTGCATACGCTGGGCATAAGCCAAAGCTTCTTGCTGTTCGCGTAATGCCTGTTCTTTCTCGCGGCGTTCGTCATGCCAGACTTTCTTCATCTGCTTCAGACGTTCCTTCACCCCTTCGCTATAGTCTTCAAGTTCATCTTCTTCAAGATCTTGAACCATCTCTTTGGGTAAAGGCTGCCGGTTGCGATCCTCCGGGGGAGTATCGTCCTCAATCTCTATCTCGAAGTCATCCGCCGCAGCAGATACCTCCTCTTGTTCATCGGGAAACTTGAACTCATCCGCATCCATTTTGTTTGTAGCCATTTGTTTCTCCTTTGTTAAACCCTGGATATACCGCGAGGATCATCCACAACTGCCTCAACTACATCGTCATTAATCAATCTGAATTCACGACCATGTATCTTGAGACGAGTACCAGTGTTAGGGCGGGCGAGAATAAAATCCCCTTCCTTACACCATGGGCCATTTGGAAACCGTTTCTCATCTTTGTAGCAATCCGGCCCCATTTTGATTACGAAAAATACGGTGGCTAGAATCTGTTCGTGATTCATAGTCGAGTCTGCTTTTAGCAGGCCGCTCTCGAATTTTTCTTCCTTGTCCGGTAACCCAACTAAGATGTGATATCCCGTAGGAACCGGTAATTGTTTCGCCTTCTCTTCTGCTGTTTGTGGCAGAGTTGATACCTCGCCGTCTTCGGTGGCGATTGCGATTTCACTCATCAGATAACTCCATAGTTTTTGCAAGGTCTAATATAAAACCCTCTGCAATCGAGAGACCCCGAATCTCGCCGCAAAGTTTTTGGTACTCAGAATAGTCTTTGGCACAGTTGGTTGAAACCGCCTCGACTACCTGCTGACGCTTATCTCTCAATTGTTGAATGAGAATTTCAAACGCCTTATCCATAGTTATTCACCTTTTTTGGTAGGTTTCTTCGGTTCTGGCCGAAGCATATCCATGCGTTCTTTGGCTAGTTTGGAGCCAAGTTCTAATCCTTTTACTTCCATCTCGCCCTCGAATCTTGCTTTCTCTGCTGCGGCTTTTGCTCCGACCTGCATACCAGCAATCTCCTTCTGAGCGTCGATACGTGCTTTTTCCAACTCCAGCTTGTCGGCTTGAGCTGCTGCATCTGCCGCGAGCTTCTTCTCTTTGAGATCCACTTCTTTGGCTTTGAGTTGCAACTCTGCCTGTTGCATTTGCACCAGCGGGTCTTGAGCCGCTTGCTGCGCCTGCGCTTGTGCAGCTTCCGCTTGATCTTTCTGTAGCAGTTTTTGTGCTGCCAGAGCCATCATGCGGGATACTTCTACTTCCAAATCTTTCGGTAGTTCCTTGTCCATGTCTGGCAACGGAATACCAAGTTGCTCTTCTATCTGCTTGCGATACTCAAACGCAACGTGTTCATTTATATGCGCCATCATTGCCGCGCCAATCATCTGTGCTTTAGGATTCTGACCAACAATCTGCATGATCTTTGGATCTTGCATGGCCGACTGGTGGACAGTAATGTGCGCTTGATGATCCTGATATATAAATGCCTTGACTGGCTTGCCGTTCAATATGTTCATGTTCTCTTGCACTGGGTCTTTAGGCTTGAAGTCTTCGGCGCTTGGGACTAACTTGCCGATATTCTTAATACCTAGAACCTCTAGCATCTGCCGGTTTAATTCCACTAAGTCATATATCTGTGGATTGGCTTGAGCCATTTGCATAACCGCTTGATACTGGACTACCTTCTGAGCCATGGTTGCGGCGTTTGGATCTGATACCGGTATTACATCTACATGGTCGTAGTCAGATTTTTTAGCGCGGCGCGATCCTTCTACCGGGTCATAGTCATACTGATCTGGGGTGTAGTCACGAATAATCTCTTTCAATAACTTCAGCTCTTGCTTCATTGCGTAGTGAATACGCGCTTGCACTGCTGACATTACCTTTAGAGTTCTCTCAAGAATAGCTAACGTCGTACCAACTGGTGAGTTGGATGACATGTCTGCAATCTTGAGATCTGATGCGCCAGCAAACCGTCGGCCTTCTTCGACGATCTTGTCCATCAATGCTAAGAGGACTTGGCTTGGCTCTTTATATGGGAGAGGGAGGATGTTGTCTCTGATCGTGCCGGACGCGACGTCCACATCTCGGAACTCGCCGGGAGAAATTGGAGTGTCATCTCCCTTGACCCGCATTCCCTTAGTCTTAAGACCCCCAGGAAGGTTCGATAAAGTGCCAGCATCAACAAGCTGCCTAATAATAGAAGTACCAGACTTAGCAAAAGCGCCAATGAGATGAATAAGGCCGAAGGCATAGAAGCCAAAGCCAGGTATGTATGGGTAGTGAACAAAATGGTTCCTCTTCTGGCAGGTTTCATCGTCAGGATGCCAGTTCCGTCTGATAGCTAAAATCTCTTGGGAAGTTTTTTCGATAGTTACAATGTATGGGAGACCAATACCCGTCTCTTTGCCCTTATCATCTTTATCTTCGTAGCCCGGCAGATCTAAATACACCTGCATTTCCAGAAGTTTGTACCTATCGTCCGACGTAGCACGGAATCCCATGCGTTCGGCTATCTTTTTCTCTACATCGTCCAACGTATTCTGTGGTTCTGGCAGATCTATGTCTTTATAGAAGCCGGCAACCATCAATCGGCGCATTTCATTCTTGGTTTTGCGCATGACATGGGTCATACGGTTGGCAGTTTCTAAATTACTTGCGCCATAAGGGACAACTACAT